CCGCCACTATGCGGGTCTTTAATATCGCCTGCTGGATATTCATAGCCTTTACCGTCTTTATCAGCCCGCCGATACCCATAGCAGACATACCGATCTGCGCGGTCAAATCCACATAGGGTTTGACATCGGTATAGATAGCGGACAAATCTATTAAACCTGACAATCCGTTTTTCAAATTCTCCTGCGTCTGTATTTGCCGCTCCTGCTGTTCTGCCGTTCCTTTTGTAGCCGCTTTGACGGCATCCATGTTCAATTGTATGTTTGCCAGCGTCTGTATGTACTCCAGCCCGGCATCTTCACCGGGGCCTCCGAATATATCAGCTATGGCAGTGCCTACAGCAGAACTGCTGGCAGGTAATTCGTTCAGCTTCGCCGCTACCATCTGCATAACGTCAAATGTGGTCATGCTGCCTGCCTGCAAATCCGCCTGCACCTTTGTAGCGGATATGCCAATACCGTTAAGCGCATCAGCCGTGGCCGTGGTCATTTCCCGAATACGCAAATTACCCTCTTTGATAACGTCTACGCCCTTATCTGAGAAAACGCCCTGCTGTGCGGCATTAGTGGTTATGGCTATAAAATCCTCTGCCGATAATCCGGCCTCCTTGAAATAGCGCGGATATTCCCGCACAGTATCGATAAAATCACCGCCGGCATTTGCCCCGCTAACCAAACCGTCCTGTACCAGTTTCATAGCATCCTCCATGCTGATACCAAAACCTTTGGATAGTGCGTTTGCCGCCCGCAGCGTTTCGTTAAAATCCGTGCCGAAGTGTTCCGATACCGCCCGTACGTTGTTGCGCAGTTTTAGCATTTCTTCGCCGGTCTTCCCGGTCAGTTGCGTTATCGCTATGTTTGCCGATTGTAAACCTTTCATGCGGTCGGAAAACTGCGACAAAGCGGACGAAACGGTGCTAACCGTGTTCGTAATTGCATCTATCGCCTGTACGCCTTGACTCCAGTTTATCAGCGACTTTTTAAGGTTTTCTGCCGGTGCGATAGCGGACTGTAGAATTTTTTTCAGCCCCGCCGCATCGGTAATCAGTTCCCGAAACTCTTTGCTGTCACCTTCCAGGTTAAATGTGATGCTAATTGTGCTTTTGCCCGCCACTGCTTTTTATATTAGTTCGTCACCTAATTTTCTAACCAAACATTCCATATGCCGACGCTGCTGCTCTGGCGTAATCTCTTTCTGCTTCTTCTTTGTCCCTGCTTTCGACTTATCCCACGGAAACGGAAGTAACTTTTCCGGCGTTATCCTGTGCCGCTTATCCAAATGCGGTTGGATAACTATAGCGGCCAATAATCGCATCCGTTGCCAATTGTCCTTAAAATCAGTATCGCTGTTCTGCATACACTTGGTAGATCGCCGCAAATTCTTCGAAATCCAGTTTGCAGAAATCGTCATAACTCAGCCGTATGCAGCCCAGCGCGATACCCAATAACTCTAAAATGCCGTAGGGTTTTAGCTTTTTTTTTCTACTCCCTCAGCATTATTCACAGTGTTTTGCTGCATCTGCGTAGCCCATGCGGTCATATCCTCCGGGTTAAGCGCATCGGCAAACTCCATTAGCGGCATTTTGAAATCCACACCGTCCGCTGCGGAAGCGGAAGCCACACAGCAGTACAGATAGGCGCATAAATCGGTCAGGCTGTTGTTAGTAATCTCCGTTACCTCTTTGCCTGTCTCTTTTTTAAAACGTAGCATAGCACCCATCGTAGGACGGCACGGATACGCCACGCCTTTAATAGTAACCTCTATCTTTGCCATAACTTACGCTTAACTTTCTTCCGACCCCGCCGTTGGATTTTCAGTAATCGCCGCTTCATCCAGCGTGCTAGGCTCTCCGTCATTCTCCAGACTGATACTATAGGTGCTATCATCTTGCGCCGGGTCTGTACGCTCCAGCGAAGCGATAATACAGGCGCCCTCCAGATACGGTTTGTCCTCGTTCTCGCGCTCCATGCACTTAACCGTTACCGGTTTTCCTGCTTTCCACATCGCAAACAGTTCCTTAAAACCACACTCGGTTTCATCGTAGAATACCAGTCCCTCGGCACTGATAGAATACGACAAACCTACTACGCCTTTCCGCTTCCATAATCCGCTGCTTACGGACTTACTGGCCACCGGCTTAACGGCGCGTTCCTTAGTCTCGCTGTTAAATGTGGTCGTGTGTGTGGTACAACTGCCTACAGCCTTAGCACCCACATACAGCAGCATATCACTGCCGTTACAAAATCCGCTTTTCGACATATCTTCTATATTTTAACATTAAACATCAGTTGCTGCACATAGGCATCATCTTGCCATGCTTCCTCGCTATCCGACAAATAACAACTGCGCATAACCAGCCCATTTACTTCGTTCTGTTTTCCATCCAGCGCATCGCGCACGGCTTCTGCCAGTTCCACGCCCTCGGTATAGTATTCGGTATAGCAAAGTATCTCTATCCCCACAGTGTCAGCGCCGCGCCCGGTTTTAACGGTCGTTTGTTCCAACTGCGCCCGCCTGTACACGATATACGGCAGTTCCGCGCTGTCCTCTACTACTGGGAATATCTTTTTTACCCGTGCAGATACCTCACTGTCCGATATAAGGATAGACCGGATTATTTCACCAGCACTTAAACTTGTCTTACCTACAGCCATACTTTTTTGCTACTCTAAAAACATTATCAGTTACCATGTCGTGGATGTCGGCAGTAACGGTATCACGCACTCCGTTCAGCGTCTGGGACATGAATCCGTAACGTCTCATCCGCCCGGTACGGTGCGCAGACCTGCGCCGTGCGGCTCTTTTGCCGCCACTGCCTTTCGTCTTTCGCTCCTTAGTACCTTCTTCCGCCCAGATTAACACGGGCTTTTTAAGTCCCTGCCGGTTGGTGTGAAATCCCGCTTCTCCCTTGCCATTCTTGTTTGCCCGCTTAGTTCCGACTGTCACTCGAAAACCGGCTTTACGCCTGAAAACAATAGCCCGCACTCCCTTTTCCAGATCCTTGTTAGAACGGACGCTGTTACGCAGATTGTTTACTGCCGTTTTGCGTACTTTGTTGGCCTCCTTTCGGAAGCCTCCCTTCACCGCCTGTAGTCTGCGTTTCGGTTCCAGTTCAGCAAATAACCGCTGCAAATCATTATCATCGAAATCTATGCTTCTGGCCACAATGGTAACTATTCATTAACTCGTTCACACAGCAGGGTTTTATACCCTTTATCCAAATTCGGAATGATAGCCACGACGGTATACAGGTAACCGCCTAACTGACGTACCCGCCAATTCTCGGCCACCGGGTGGGCATCACGTATATTAAATTCCGCGCCGTAATCGGGAAAGTGTTCGCCTACCTCTTCGCTACGGTTTCCGTTCGTCCTTACCCGTTCCGCATGCACGGTTCGTGTTTCGACGTACTCCACCGTTTCCGCTCCCATCCGGTCGGTAGTTCGCCTGGGTTCCAACAGCACGAGCCTATATTTTAACGTTCCTGCCCTCATTCCATCGAGTTATCCACTAGTTTGCGATAGGGTTTAATCAAGGCTTGCAGCGTATACGGCACCTCCGCCATCTGCACACCGCTGACGGCTTCGCGCTGATTATACCAGTGTCCGGCAATCATTAAAACCGCCTGCTGCAATGTTACGGGCAATGCTTCACCGCCCAATTTTAGAAGCTCGTCCGTAGTCCGATTGGTTGCGTCACATACGTATTGTTCCGCAGCTTCTAACAAGTGCTGTAAATACTGGTCATCCTCGCTGAAATCATCAGCTCTGACGTGTTGTTTGAGTAATGAGATATCCACTGAAGCCATAATCAAACCGCATAAAATCAAAAGGCTTTTACTCCTCTCTATTTAGTCTGCGCGCTGGTTCCGCCACTGCCACCACCCGCCGGCGCTGCCGTAACCTTAGCCAGCGCAAATGCCTCCGGGCGCAATGTGGTAGTACCATAGTTCACGTTAAGCACGAAATCTACAGCGTCTTTGCGCGCCTGGCTGTACGGGTCGATGATAAACGAAATATCGCCGAACAGTCCCATAGGCTGGTAACGCCAATCGCCCAAACCGATATTACCCTCACCGATATAGTTAGTAGTAAATACCGGAAGTCCCGCAATATGGTCGTTTTCACAAACCATAATACCGCTACCCGCGTCTTTCGGTGTGGCCTCGGCAATCGCTTTCTGCGCTTTGGTCATAACCCAGCACAGGCTATTACCGTCCACTCCGGTAGCCAGTACTTTTGCTTTAAGGCTGTTAAACTCCTTAAAGGTGGGTTCCGCGCTAAATGCCGTTTCCTTGCCTGCCAAAGCCACAAACGGGCCTACCAACGAGGTAGCGCCCGTTACCTTCGTCGTACTGAAAAGGATCTTGTTAAGCAGCATGGAGACAGACAAGGGCATGAGCTTCTTGACAATCATTTCCAAAACGCCTTCTGTCTGGTTGATGGTTTGACGCGTTACCGGAATAGCGATACCGATACGCTGCGGCGAAGCGGTCAGTTTAGACATCGTAATGGCGGTATCAGTCAGTGCCACGCCCTCGCCCTGTATCGACGCCTCCACGGTTTCATAAGTAGGCCAGATATAATCGCCAGCCAATCCGGTAGGCATAGGCAGACCGACCTTATCCAGAATCAGCCCTTCCACCAGCGGGTCTAAAATATCTTGCACTTTCAGCGGGATAATGCCGCCCGCCGTAACGTCGTCCACCATGACCAGATCACGCATAAACATTATTCTGGTCTGCCGGCCGGCCGCCGTGTTCTCGCGGATAATGCAGTTTGCATCGTCCACAGCATTGGAATTGTCGCGCATATTCTCAACTGCCGCGGCCTGCATTTTCATCTGTAGCAACTGGTTTTCACGCACCAGCGCATTAAATTCGGTGGTTTCCGCTTCGTTTCGCTCGCGCTGCTCCTGCTCGCACGCGTCGGCAATCTCGCTGATGCGCTCGCAATTGGTCTGGTACTTGTTGACCAACTCGCGTACATTAATCGTTTTCTTCTTAGACATAGCTAAAAATCTTTAAGTGTTAAACATATATTACAATAGCGACGTAGCAGCGCGGCGCATTTCGCGCACTTGCTCACGCACTTTCGTTTCATCCTTTTTCGGGTGCTCGACTTCCGGTGTCCGCAGTTCCCTTACCAGTTCGCGGATTTCCGCCTCGCACGTCGTATCTGGATACGCCGGATCAGCCGCCAACGTAAAATCATAAATCCCCGTTATCACGTTTACGGTATAGGTTACAACCGTTTTACCGTCCTCCCTACGAGCATCGTGCGAAACATACAAGCTATCGTAATAGTGGGTACTGAACATGAAACTACAGCCGGAAATATCGCCGCGGCGTACCAATTCTAACGCCTTGTCGCCGTCGGCCGTGTTAGGCGCGTCAAACTCAAAACAAACGCCTTTTTCGTCCACTTCGTAGGAAAGCGTACCGGCTCCGTTCTTACTACGGGCCAATATCAGTTGCCTGTCGTGAAACATCGTGAACTTAATATCGCAACCGTCCAGCAGTTCTTTAGTAACGGCTCCCGGTGCGATAACCTCCCGCGCAACCTCGTCGTCGTACTCATACAGCGGCGCGGATGGAACGCCAAACAGGATAGCGTAACCCGTAATCGTCCGGCTCGCTCTCCCGTCCTCTCCGGCCTCGCGTACCTTTAAATCCGTTACGGTGTGCAACAGTCGGGTGATAACAATGTCCTTATTCTTCGCCATTTTCTTTTATTTTTCTTCCGGTTCTACTTTCCCCGTTGTTTGCGGTTCCGTTATACCTTTGAGGTTTGCCGACACTAAAACGATATCGCCGCCCTCTACCGGCGGTTTGTTTTCTTCTTTACGCCACTCGTTCACGGTGTAAATACCTGCCGCTATT